GTGCCAGAGCGAAGCAGAGCGCCAAGGCGCTCCCGCCCCGAGATCGGGCCCTGCTCAGGCGGCGATCCTTTGGTTGCTATTCTCTTGCTCGAATCGGTTGCCATTTGAAGCCTCTTTGCGCGGTATGATGATCGCGCGGGTTAGATCCAGCAGAGGTAGACCAAACAGTGGCCAAGCCTCTGTCCAAGGGATGTTGATGAAGAACTTCGCGAATAGACTAGGTGGCAGATGGAGAGGGTTGACCTTGTAACGGACTGACGACGGGTTCGTAAAGAAGGTCATCGCAGCGTAGTCTAATGGAAGACCGTCCATGTCAGGTAGCACAAGTGACGACGTGGCCAAGTCGCTGAGGCGGGCGCCGAGTCGTTGACGCGATCTACGCTCCAACACCTCGTCCACCAGACCGAACATCGGGTGTGAGGCGTAGTAGACCTGACGCTGAAAGTAGCCGAACGATGCGAAGGGCCGCTGTCGCGTGCCGGCGCTGTATTCTGGACACAGTAGATTGACGAGGTAGCTGTTCATGTTCGGTCGGAAGAGTACTCGATCGCGGGCGCGAATGAGCACAGCTCCAAGGAACTGACCACCATCTTCCAATTCAACCTCGAAGTAGGCTGGGAGATCTCGCCGTCGGAAGAAGGCCTCCAATGATCGACGCATCCAGGCCTCCAAGAGCCATACGACGTTGTCATCGCCCTTGTTGTTCAGACGAACGAGCGGATGCTTGCCCTCCAGCAAGCGAAGTAGCTCGGCACCCCAGTCACCAGCCTGCTTCCACACGCCAATTGAACGGAGGGCGATGAGCACGACGAAGGTCCCCACCACCATGTTCAAAATGTCATTCCACACCCAACCGCTAATATTACCATACTCCGCGGTGAACGTGGAGATGTCCAACGGATCGCCAAGCCACGTGCCGCCGTGGCGACCGAGCCTGTCTTCGTTAACAAAGACGGGACATCGCACGAGCAACTGCAGCGCCTGACGAGCCGTTTCCGTCAGCGGCAGGTGATCAATGAACCTCTGGATGAGGAAGAGACCAGTGTGCTGGTCAAAGTTCTTCATGTCCAGGGTAGTCAGGTAACGAAACCGGGTGTCCTGCGTGGCTTCCTGCGTAGCGAGATCCTGAAAGTGGAAGGTAGCAGGGAACCGATGGTAGATGGCGCTGCGCACGCCCGCAGCGACAGTCAAGTTGGCGTAGTTGATGCCAGCGCCAATGGCGTAGGCGGTGCGATTGCGAGAACGCACCACGCCATCGGTAAGAGTTGAGCCCAGAAAGGCACGCACATACGGCAGGCGACCACTCAGGTCGACAGTCTTGTCAGCAATGCAGCGCCGACCCGAGTAGTCCGTGACGCTGCGCTCCTTCGCGGTCCATTTGCCAGCCACGAGAGAAACGCGATCGGCCTGCTCGCGACTCGCTTTCGTAGCCGTCGCGTACACACCTTCCACCGCCCAGGCAGCGAGGTCGCCTCGAGACAGAGCGGCGCGGCCCTCGTCGCTCTGCAGAGCCCACGTTCCGGCACGCAAAGCCTCCAGCTTCTCACCCGGATCACGTGAGTACCAGGGGTGACCTGTAGACGAATCCAGCGGGGTAGTGAAGC